AGTACTTATAGCAGCTCCTGTTCCTACGTTAGTCCAATCAATTTCATCTTTACCATCTATTGTTTCTACACGTGTTTGTTCTTGTGCTAACACTGTTCCTGCAGCTAATGGAGCATCTACAATTGCTGAACCTATAGCACTTCTTTTTGCACCTTTTAAAGCACCACGAATACCTAGTTTTAAACCTTGCTGTGCAGCAAGTGCTGCTGCTTTACCTGAACCAAAGGAAAACATGCCAGCATAAGTAGATGGAGCAGTAAAAACGCCACCCAAATAATCTTGAGCAGCGTTCCAACCTAAGTCAGAATCCATGCGGTCAAAGGTATCCATTAGCCTACCCATGCCAGCACGTTCATCTTCCGTTAGCTTACT